CCCAATCCAAATCTACTGAAAGAGAAACCGAAACACAATTATGCATCGCACATGGCCGACGCGTTGAGGTATGCATTATACTCATTTGAGACTTCGGCAACGAGTTTTTAGGATACCTGGTCAAAAATAATGTTTGACATGATATCCCAAACTAGGTATAATTCTTTTAATAAAAATTTAGAAATCGAAAAACCCGATGCCTGAACTGAAACGAGACGTAGTAAAGTATATTCGAGACAAGGCGAAGAATAAGTACGAAAAAGCATCGGAGTGTTACATTTGTGGTGCGATGACTCAACTTGATTTTCACCATTACTATTCGCTTGCACCTTTAGTGCATAAATGGTTAAAGAAAAACGATTTAGACCCAAAGTACATTCTGGCAATACGAGAAGACTTCATAGAGCAGCATCACGACGAACTTTACGAACATACTGTTACTCTGTGTCGGATTCACCATCAACAACTACATAAAGTATATGGAAGAGACCCAGGCTTAGGAACAGCACACAAACAAATGCGCTGGGTAGAGATACAAAGAGAAAAACATGGCATGGTATGACAGATTCTTGGGACGAGAAGAAGAAGTAGTAGAGAAGTTGAATCCAATTCAGCAGTATCTAGGTCAGACTACGGAAACATCCCGTGAATTTACTCAGAGCTATGAAAGATATTATGAAACCCTCGAAATTGTAAACCGAGGTGTAAATATTATTGTAGATGATGTAGCAGAGATTCCCCACATTGTGGGCCCAGCCATGGGACAGCATGCTTCAGTAAAAGGAATTAAAAAGTCAAGAGTATCCCTATTACTTAATAGGGAGCCTAACCCTTTTCAGGATATTAGTGCGTTCAAACGTAATTTAGTAACTGACTTTTTACTTGATGGTAATATTTTTGTGTATTATGATGGTGCTCATTTGTACCATCTTCCTGCTGATAATGTAACTATTCATGCAGATTCTAGAACTTTTGTAGAGAAGTATACTTATAATGATATAGACTATACTCCTTCAGAGATTATACATATAAAAGAAAACTCGTTTTACTCTATATTTAGGGGGACATCAAGACTGAAACCTGCAGTACGTACCATGCAGCTTACCTCAAATATGAGACAGTTCCAGGATAACTTTTTCAAGAATGGGGCAGTTCCTGGTCTTGTACTTAAGTCTCCAAATACGCTATCAGAAAAGATAAAAGAAAGAATGATTCAATCGTGGTCAGTCAGATATAGACCCGATGCAGGAGGAAGAAGACCCTTGATACTAGATGGTGGAATTGAGGTTGACTCAATCTCAAACGTAAATTTTAAAGAGTTAGATTTCCAATCCTCCATTACAGAGAATGAAAATATTATTTTAAAAGCATTAGGAATCCCACCTATTATGCTAGACTCAGGAAACAATGCAAATATTCGCCCAAATATGCGAATGTATTATCTTGAGACAGTTCTTCCAATAGTGCGAAAACTAAATTTTGCTTACTCCCGGTTTTTCGGGTTTGCAATAAATGAAGATGTAACTAACATCCCTGCCTTACAGCCAGAATTGCGTGACCAGTCTCAATATTATTCTGCTCTTGTAAATGGGGGCATAATAACTCCTAACGAAGCGCGAGACGCTTTAGGATTTGAGGGTGTAGAAGGGTACGACGATCTTCGAATTCCTGCCAATATTGCAGGCTCTGCCTCAAATCCCGATGAAGGGGGAAGGCCATCTGAAGGAGAAGAAGCAGATGAATAAAGTATTTAATTTAACATCAACGTTTAAGTCTTTTGAAGACGATGACGGTAGTGTTACCATTACTGGAATGGCAAGCACAAAAGATTTTGATAGGTCTGGGGATACTATTTCTCCAGATGCATGGACAAAAGGGGGTTTAAGGAATTTTGAGAAAAATCCTATAATTCTTTTTAATCATGATTATAACAAACCAATCGGTCGTGCGACCGAAATGAAGGTTACTGATAGTGGGCTAGAGATGAAAGCAAAAATCTCTAAATCTGCCCCTGATTCAGTATCTCAACTGGTTAAAGAAGGTATCCTTGGAGCTTTTTCTGTTGGTTTTCGAGTCAAGGATGCTGATTACTTAGAGGAAACCGACGGATTAAAGATTAAGGATGCTGAATTGTTCGAGGTATCGGTAGTATCTGTACCGTGCAACCAGTCAGCTACTTTTTCACTGGCGAAGTCTTTTGACTCTCCTGAAGAGTACGAAGAATTCAAAAAAACTTTCACTAATAGTGACGGGGCGCAAGTCCAAAAGGAGATAACGATGTCTGAAGAGACACAACAACCCGTTGACTTGGAAGCTTTTGCTAAAAAAGTAGCTGAGGAAACTGCTGCTAAGATAGCCATGAAGCAAGCCGAGACAAAAGCAGCTGAAGAAGCTGCACAAAAAGAAGCTGCTGAAGCAGAAGCCGTTAAGGCTGCTGAAGCAGAAAAAGTTAAGACTCAAATCCAAAGTGGTATTGAGTCGGGAGCTGAAAAACTCATGTCTGATATTAAAGAAGACATGGAGAAAGCCAGCGTTGACCAAATTGCAGAAGTAACTGCAAAGTATGAGTCTGAACTCAAGGAAAAAGCAGAAGAGCTTGAAGCTATGCGTAACAGCAAGCGTGATTTCTCTGATCGCTCCAAGAGCGTTGACTCTTACGGTAAAGAATTTTTGAATGCAAGAATTCTTGGTCTTGTAACTCGAAAAGGTGAAGAGACAGAATACATGAAGGATCTTCGTGAGAAGACCGTTGGTGTAACTGCAATCACTCCAAGTGTTAAGTTAGATACTCTTATTAGCAACACTTTCGAGGAAGAAGTACGTATGTACACTAAAGTGGCAGGACTTTTCAGAGAAGTTGCTGTATCTAGTGGAGCAACTGTTATGCCTATCGTTCCTGATGCAACTAATGCACAGTGGGCGACTACTGGTCTTGACGCAACTACAAACATTGTTGAAAGTAATTTCAATAATGCTGGTGCAGCAACTGATGCTTTCAACATAGAGCAGAAAGTACTCAGAGCTTATCGTTTGGTATCTGGTAGCTTTATTACCAATGACACCGATGAGCAGACTGTTGTAAACATGCTTCCCATGATTACTTCAGCACTTGCACGTGCACACGCTCGGGCTCTTGACGCTGCCATTCTAAATGGTAACGGTACTATTACTGGTTTCACTTCCGCAAACGGAACTGAGAACGGTAATACTGGTCTTGCAGCATCTGGTGTAGGTTCAGGCCTTTTCTTAACTGCTGCAACTGATATTGACATCAGTGACGCAGACAAGTTGACTACACTTCAACTCGTTAAAGCTCGTGGCTTGATGGGTAAATATGGTTTAGACCCTGCAGAAGTAGCGTATATCGTAAATGCCTCTGGCTATTACGAGTTACTCCAGGATGCTGACTTTGCGAAAGCAAATGAAGTTACTCCTGAGCTCGCTGCAAGAGTACAAGGTATCGTTGGTGAAGTATACGGAAGCCCCGTAATCGCCAGTGACCTGATCACTCGAAGTGGTTCTAGTCCTGTTGGTACTGCAGCTGTTGCTGTAAATACTAACAACTATGTTATTCCTCGACTCAGAGGTGTTAACATCGAGACTGATTACATCGTGAAGGAACAGCGTACAGCGCTTATTGCTTCACAGTCTCTTGGCTTTGAAGAACTCGTTGCAGGCTTTGCAGGCAACAATCCTTCAGTTAAGCTTATTTACCAAGCTTAATATTAGCTTAATAAACTGGGGTGGTTCGCCACCCCAAGTTTTTACTAATTAACTTATGGCGAATTTAATTACATTACAAGAGTATAAAACGGCAGAAGGTATTTCGGCTCCGAAAGACGATGCACGTTTAAATGTTCTTATTCCCTCTGTGAGTGAATTAGTAAAAACTTATTGTGGAAACACTTTTGTTGATTTCTTCTCTTCAAATAAAACAGAAGAATTTAATATTGATTGGGGAACTCATGTAGTACAACTTACTGAGAGTCCTGTCAATGCAATCGTAAGTGTACAAGAGCGAGAAACTTACTCTAGCTCTTATGTCACTCTTACCACGGGAGCATATGAGTATGCTCTTGATAAAACTACAGACAGCGTTTTGCGCACTTTAGGTTCTGGGTATAAGAACTGGCCCACGGGAGTAGCGGCAGTAAAAGTAGTTTATACTGCAGGGTACTCCGCTGTGCCGTCAGATTTGAAACTAGCGGTGCTTGATTTGGTTACATACTACCTAAAAGATGAGCACAAGCAACGACAAACAATAGCAGGTGCAAGTTTACA